ATATTCGCAGAACGTGACTATGCCGTATGCTCTCTCGGCACGGTCGGCATGGACCATCTTCTCAAGAGATTCCAGCGTTAGGTTGTCGGGAAGTTTCTGGCCGGGAGGCAGGATAATCGCCCCCTTCATTCGGCCGAAATCCACCGGGCATTTCGATACGCCCGTGTGCAGGACTGAATCCTGGCAGGTTCTTAATTTTCGCATATTATCTGCAAGTTTGATTTGTTATTGTTAATTCGAGATTGGAGATGTTAATGGCATCAATGGGTTCGCTCACCTGTTCCCCGGTACCGGTGTGCGCCCCATATCTGCCATAAGAGTGAGATTGGAGATGTTAATGGCATCAATGGGTTCGCTCACTTGTTCCCAGGTACCGGTGTGCGCCCCATATCTGCCATAAGAGTAGTTTTCAGAGTATTTGTGCCTTATTACCTCATCATATCCGAAATCAATACGCCCGTCCTCTTTCAGTGCCTCAAGCATCCTGTTGTAGATTGGCCGGAGAATATTTTGGAAAGAACGCTCCAGCCTCTCCTCGTTGCTCCATTGTTTTGAGGTGGAACAGGCGATAAGGACGTTGACCGTGGCCTTGCTGAAATAATCGGAAGAGTCTCGTTTTTCCTCAAACGGGCAGAACAGGGCGATAAGCGGGAATTTCATGTCGTTTCCCTTCGGGGTCTTGCTCAACTCGTCGAGATGGTATTTCACATATCGGGAGTTGCCGAAAGTGTAATTGATTTCCGGGCATGCCATTTCGTGTGTCGTACCATTCCGGGAAGAAATCACAATTGTGCAGCCTTTGGCGGTTGCCTTGACCACATCCTTGAATATCTCGATTATTTCACGGCTACGGTTCATAGATTGAGGGCGTTGATTTTGGTGAGGAAATTTGACTCGGCAGAGATTCCGGGAACATGGCAGTCGGCTGATTTGGCCCATACCGAGAAGTCCGCAATCATATCAACCATATCATTCCATGTCGATACCTGACGGCGAATTGGAGCCACATAGTCATTGGCACATTTGAGGCGTACAAGCCCGGTCATGGTGGCCTGACTGTTGGCATCGCGCAGAATCTTGTAGAACACATAGTTCGCAAATGGTTCCCGTAACTGTTCAATCACCATGTCGAGATCCACATCACGCTCCTCATTCTCATCCATATCAATGAGTTTGAGATACGAGATTATTGCACCGGCGACAGGCGCACCGACAACACCTTTGAGGAACGGCCTTTGATATTGCCTTATATACGCATCAATCGCCGCGTTGACCTCCTCTGCATTGAGATTAGGCATCTTGCCGGGAATGCCAAGCGTAGCGTTTTGAATGTGACGCGGGCCATCTACGAAATATGAGAGGTCTATCAGCATTTGTTACTCTGATTTTTTGGATCGTGATTTCTTGGGGGTCGGGGCAGGTTCGGGCTTGGAATCTTCCTCGGGAATGTCTTTGACATCATCGAGGTTGACTTCCGTCATGTCCTCGACCTCCACGTTCTTGTTATCTTCCATCGGTTCGGGTGCGCTGGGAACGGTTTCGGGTACGTTTTCACCCTCGTTTTCGGGCGTTTCGGCACTTTCGGGAACGCTTTCGGCGATTTTGGGAACGATGATGCCGAACTTGTCAAGACGCCCGGCAAGTTCATCGGAGAGTACTCCGCCATGTGCCATCGCACTTGCCAGAATTTCGCGGATTATCTCCGCAAGTTCATGCTGGGCGACGGTCATCCGCTGACAGTCTGCTGCAATCGCGGCATGGCTTTCCTTGAGAGTCTCAATGCAATCGGCATCGAGAGCCGCGTCCGGCTGAACGGGCGTGAACTCAATCACGCCGCGCTCAACGCGGATTCGGTTTTCCTGAAGGACTTTCGCCACTTCTTTGGAATCGCCTCTAAGAATATAGTCCATGACTTACGCTTTCTTGATGGCGGTCTTTAAGGCGCTGATGCTTCCGTAAGAGAATGCCCACGGACAGAATACCGGCACAATCTCTTCGGCCTGGGCCAGAAGCACGACCTGATTCTTGAGTTTGGTGTTAACGTCGTCGGCCCACTCTGCTGTAAGCGGAGTATAGTCGATGATCTGGGCGCCGCGCTGCATGTCTCCGAGAAAGTATTTGCCCACCGGCATACCGCTGTAAGGCACGACGCGGAGGCCGCCGATGACAGGGTTGCCGTTGATGTCCTTGACCACTTCGAGACGGTTGCCGTCGGTAGCCTTTTCACAGCGGATGGAGTTGATGGTAATGGGGTTGAGCACCAGTACGGTGGGAACGAACTGGGCGTATGTCATCACCGATATAGCCGTCTCCAGCGCGTCGATGCTGTTGGGCGATTCGATGCTCTGATATGCTCCGTTCTTGAAAGTGAGTTTCAGCGCGGAGGCGTCGGCGGCGAGAAGCGCGTCGGTGTTGGAGTCGGCGAGCTTGGCTCCTTCGAGGAAGATGCGGCGGTCGTTGACCTTGATCACATCGTAGGTCTTGTTGAGGTCTGTATTTGTGACAGCGGATGAGCCTGTCACCTTCAGACCTTCTATGAGCAAGTCGTTGGGTTCCTTGAGTTCCACGATAAGACCGTTCTCGACAGCCTCGATGGACAGCACGCCGCCGGCGGCTACTGTGAAGATGGCATCGGAGATTATCTTCTCGATAGGCATGACACCTTCGTAGCGCGTGATACCTTTGAGGTTGTCGCCGGAGCCGTCGCCGAAAAGAATCTGGAAGTCCTCGGCATCGCGGACGCCGGAGAGCAGGCAGTTCATGACATAGCCACGGAGATAGGTCTTGCACTTGAGCGCACGCTTGGACAGCTTGAAGTGGTGGCCGACGCGGGAAACCTGGGCGGTTTCCTCCTTGATGCTGAGGCTCGATTCGGGCAGCATGCCGTTCTCGGGCACATAGCGGGCGTTGCGGTCCACTTTGTATATCTGCTGGAAAGCGAAGATGGGGAATTCGGGATCGCCGGGGAGTACGGTTGCGAAATCTCGCACATGGAGCTTCTTGTCAGTGGCTTGGGTCACGACACGGTTGCTCTGCTGTGTCATGGTGAGTGTTCCGCCGGGGACCACGTTGCCGGTGAGAGAGATGTCCTTGAAAGCGAAAGAGCCTGACGACTTCTCACGGTCGTTGATAAAGTCCTGCATCTTGGGCGAATCGTACATCTCGTCGAAAGCCTCGTTGAATTTGCTGATGAAATCGAGGCTTATGCCGCGCTTCTTCATTTTGTCGAGAGCTTCGGACAGGCTCTTGACCTGATCAATGAGTTCCTTGTTCTCTTTGGCAAGAGATGTAAGAGTTACACCGTCCTCGGCTACGAAAGGCTTGAGAGCCTCTTTGAGCGCGGCGGTGTCGACTACATCGCCGACACTCTTGTTCATTGCGTCGGTGAAAGCACCGAGTAGAGTTGTGACGAACTGTTTCTGCTCGTCAGGGAGACCGGCGGTCTTGACACCTACAATCTCCTGTACTTCTTTGATTGTTAATTTTGCCATAATGCACTATGAAATTAAAATGGTGATTGTTTACTTTTGGGTGGCGGCGTTGAGTGTCGCCCAGAACGAGGGCGACGGTGCCGGAACTTCGGATGATTTCTTTTTGGCGTCATCATCTTTCTTGCCGGGTTTCTTCTCCTCGTCCTCCGGCTTTTCTCCGGCATCGGGTTTTGTGTCCTCGGGTTTCTTCTCCTTGGTCTCGGTGGATTCGGGAATGAGAAGGCCGTTGTTTCGGAATACACGGGACCAGCAATAAGGGCAGCGCACATATGCGAAAGCATCGGCGATGCTCTTTGTGGTCAGTTCTTTCTTGGTTGCCGCCATGCCGTCGATAATCGAGGACACGGCCGCCTGAATTTCGGGGCGGTAGCGGTCTATCTGGCGGCGAGCCTCATTGCGGGCGATAGACGATACGAACTCCAACGCCGCGTCTTGTACTTCCTGTGAGAAAGTATGCTCTGGCTCGTTGTCGTAATCGAACTGATGACCGCAACACGGACACGTCACAATCAAGCCGCCCCCGAGTGATTTGAGTAGCAGGTTGAGTTCCATATCGTAGTTTTTAAGTCGCTCGTCGGAATATCCGTGCTGCTTGAAAGCCATTCGGATAAGTTCCACGGCATCTCTGATCTGGTCCTCGGTGGCGCTCTTCAGTCCCACAAGGAACGTCTGGGGATTGGCGCCCCATCCGGTCAGCGTGGAATATTCGAGCATCTTCAACCTCACTACCTTGCG